GGCCACTCTTCCTACAGTCTGTTGTTACGGGCTGGTAAACCCACTTCAATCATAGGGTAAACCGCACACCCTACTAGTCCGCACTCCCTACGGGCTCGTTATCCATTATAGCACCTTTACGTAGTTGAGAACCGTCTCTTTTCCGCCGTGGTAGTTGCTAGTCTGATGTCTGTAAACACCAATGCTTTTTTGAACAGTCCGCTCATTCAAATACCTCAATCAGTTCGTTGGTTGACGTTGGGAAGTTGTTTAATTCATTACATTGTAATAGAATACCTTGCTGTTGTAAAGCTCTTTGAATAAATGCTTCGGTATAAAGTGTAATATCACTTGCATTCCACGTAAAGTTGCTATTGTCAGCAATTGATTGCAGTATTTGTGTTGCTATTATATCTTGGTTTTTATATTGCTGATTAGAAATATTAATTTTATGATAAGGCAATAATTCTACAGGATCTCTAATCCATTCTACTCCTAAAAATTGTCTAATACTTTCTATTGTATTCAAAAAGTTATAAAACAAATCACTTATAAACACAAATTTACAGTTCTTCTTGGACATGTGGGAAGGAGCAAACCAACCACACTGATTTTCCCAACTGTTGAATATGCATAGACTATGATGTTCTCTTAATATCCACCGAGGAATGGTGTTTAGGTCTCCAGTTGTATCTACACCCCATCCTTTTCTTAAATCTTCTCTGTCCACATTCTCAAGTGCGCCGGTCCACATATCGTCCCATATTTTATACAAAAAATTGTGTACACCAAGCAAGTAAGTAGAATGATCTATGTATGGAATAATAACTCGATCTACCAACTTTGAAATTTTATCAACTTCTTCAAGAAAATCCATTCCAAAAGTAGTAACTGGATGTATAGTTGATAACTTTAAGTTGTTATTTTCTAATAATTGATCTAAAATTACATGTTTTTTTGTTACAAGTCCTTGTTCTACCAATTTACTATCAAGGTAAGATACATTGTGACTGGTAGATTTTTTAAACGGAGACTTTATGGGATCATCAACTAATAGAGTATACAAAATCCATCTTAAATACGAACCATATGCACCTCCTTGAAATGCAATCATAGTTTTAGGCATTTCTAACAAACCCATATGTGTTTCCTTATTTTGCTTTAACACCTTCTGAGTCTTGATTATCCATTATAGCACCTTTACGTAGTTAAGTACAGTTTCTTTACCACCGTGGTAGTTGCTGGTCTGGTGCCGCTTAACACGACCCTTGATGTTACCGCAACGCATGCCGTCGAAGTCGTTAGCATTACTAGTAAAGAACACAATCAGATCGTTGCCTGCTCTAGCGTTAACAACGTGACAGTTCAACTTCTGAATGAAGTTACAACGAAGGACATCAATAGCAAGCTCTACAGTATCGCCAATCTTACCAACATACTGGCTATCATCTGATAGAGCTCGCTGTTGTGCTTCAACTGCATCACGCTCTACACTACGGAAGTAGCTCTTGGGCAGGCTAGCAACGATGCCAAACTCGTTGGCTGCTACATTGCCTGCTTTGACGAGACCCAACACCTTCTGCTCGAAGTCGTTGATAGTAGCACCCATTGCCTTGAGCATGAGTCCAGTGTAGTAGCTAATGATAGTATCAGCAACCTCATAGTCCTCAGCATCAGCAACATTCTCAAAGAAAAAGTTAACTTTAGGATGCATCAAATTATCTGGGGGAGTTGCATCAGTAACGCTATAAAGCATTAAATGTTTGTTGGTATGATTTCGAATAATGTAATTATCTGCATCTTTGTCAAACTCAGTAACAGTGTTACTAAGGTATTGGTCACCATTGATACGATAGGCCATCACGCTTGCAGCCATTACATCTCTGAGAGGATAAGTAGTTTTATAATCAAAACGTGCCATCTGTTATTCCTTTTGGTCCTTTGTTTAACTTACTCTCTTATAATAGCACAGGTTAGTATTTTGTCTACCGTTTCTTGGGAAAAATATCAAAAATATACAGTAAATCAGATAAAAAATGCTGAAGTTTGCTGGGAACCCTACTGGCATGTAGTGGTAGAAAACACACTCCATCCTGAGTTATACGAACAATGCATGGCTAACTGGCCCGAGGAAAATTGGCTAAAAAATACACCCAAACTTAGTCAGTGCCGCACAGTATATAAACTACAGTCAGGCACAGAATTCTGGCAAGACTACTACCGTTATATAATGGATCACACAGATATACAGCAGGCCGTATATGCATTATTAGACGTTCCCTATAGAAAACGGGAAACCATGGACCATTTGTATATGGACGGCGAGGGTTATGCAGTTGGTAACCATGTGGACAGTGTGGCTATTGATGTTGCCTGGCAGTTGTACATTTATGGTACAACAGGCACTAATCTAAATGACAGTGCGGGCAATCTTATTAAAACAGTTCCATTTAAACCAAATAGCGGGTGGATAATGCGCAATGATAGTGGAAGTTTTCACAGTTGTGATACTGTACAAGTAAAATCTCGGCGTAGTATAATGCTACGATATTTGAGTTAGTTCTACCAGCGTAGCCGCCAAATTGATCTCTTGATCTGCTACCATGGGAATATTACGCAAACCCTTGGCAATAGCAAGCACTGCCTGATCTTGTCCTTCTTGAGTAGTACTCCACAGTTCCAGGTTATCATACATCCAACGAAACAGTTCATCCATCTCATCCGCACGTACCTGACTACACAGGAGTTTACGTGCTTCCAACAGTTTGCCTTCTTTAAACAGGTCCACAACAGCCAGTCTGTAGTCTGCCATGGCACTGTCGGACTCTTGTGGACTTACCAGTTTGCCATCCACACTGTTCATCTGTACCAGGTTAATACACTTGCGCAGATCAGGATATGTTGCTTTTACATAACTGTCCAGTGTGTCCAAATCAATTTCGATACCTTCTGTTACACATATTGTAGCGACTCTTGCTGTGAACTCAGTACTGTCAATTTTCTCAATATGGAAACCCTGACACCTGCTGTGCAATGCTGGGATAACTTTATTTGGATAGTTGCAGGTTAGTACAAAACGTGCAGTGCTGGAGTATGTTTCCATCACTCCACGTAGGGCCGCTTGCCCGTTAGGACTAATATAATCAGCCTCATCAAGTAACACAATCTTAAACTCACCAAATGGCATTGTCTGTACGAAGTTAGTGATACGTTCACGCACATTGTCTACACTGTTCTCACGACTAGCATTAATTTCTAGCACATCAACATCTTGTACATCCAGTTGCCCGATTAGTATTTTTGCTAGTGTAGTTTTACCCACACCAGGAGCGCCACTGAACAATAAATGTGGAATAGAACCACTGCTAATCCAGCCTTCAACTTGATGTTTTTGATCGTCGTCGCGAAATACGTAACCGTCTAATGTATCGGGTCTATACTTCTCTGTCCAAAGTTCTTTCATCTAAGTACTGCTTTCTCTATAGTGTCTGTACGAGATTGTACTGGCGTTAGGTCTGTTTGTATTGGTGTGGGTGTACACAACCAATTTAGTACACCATGCTGCGGTCCAAACACATCCTCGCTATTGTGCTTATGATTGTTTGGATTGAACGTTGCACATGCCGCCCAATATATATTATAACTAAGATTGTCTAAGAAGTCAAACACCAAACTGTTAAGGCTTGCATCCTGCATTTCAATAAACAGTATAGGTCTAAAGTATGTAATGGTGTTTTGAGCACCTTTGAGTACATTATACTCCATGCCTTCTACATCAATCTTAATTAGATCAATACGAGGAAAGTCCTGTATATTGTCTAGCTTGGTTTGTACTATTGATCCACCGGGTGTTACTTTTGTTTTACCGTAATCGAATTGTGTGCTAACTTCTTGTACACTGTCGCTGAGGGCAATAGGATTAATACTAATCTTACGCCCAACGCTACGGTCCTGCATGCCCACGTTATTTGCAAGTAGGTCGTGACATTCTGGATCTGGCTCAAATGCTACAACTTTGCTTACATAAGGTGCAAAGCCTAGCGTGTGTGATCCTATGTTTGCACCAACATCTAAAACAAAACTATCCGTGTCTAATAGTGCTATTAGCATATCAACTTCAGGATAACAGTACTCTCCGTAGTGCTCTAGACTCCGACCAATGGTAAGGTCATCACTAAAGACATACATGTTACCATAGCGAGTGTTAACTAATTTTTGATTTCTCACGTTCCAGGTCTTCAGTTAGTTCCGCAATCCGCTTGTATGCGGACTGAAGTTGTGCTTGGAGTTCCTGCATATTCCGTACAAGAATATCAATCTTTACATGATCGTCCGCCGCTTGAGGCATATCCATCAGTTAAATCTCCAGTTTACCAACACCTACTTCACCAGCATACTGTTGCGTCTGATGGGCCATACTTGGTGTCATAACTTCGTCCTGTGGTTGTTTATCGCTAATACCTAGAATATCATCCGGATCAACCGTGCGACAAACTTCCCCATTAAGATTAAATCCTCTGCTCCAGCGTCCGTGTGCTACTAGTACCCACTGGCCAACACTTACATCTTCCTGTTCGTGTCCAATTTCTATAACTTCAGCCCAGCGTGGATGGATACCACGCAGTTCTCCATCGTCACCTGGAATAATCAAGCCACTGGCTGTGCGTAATTCATCAAACTTCATTTCTTTAACTAGCACTCCGGAGTGCAATGGACGGAATTTTCCTGTTAGATTAGTATTGCTTATCGGCATTAATTTTACTCCTTATAGCCTTTTTAATCCTGATGGAGCTTCAAATTTAGATTTATCAACTCCTGTTATTGTTTTAGTACCCGCTACGCTACTTGCTAGACTTCCGGTTGGAGTGACTTTTTGCCCGCCAGTCTCTTCTACCATTTGTGCAACGTTAGTTACCTTTGGAGTTGGTGGCGCAATTGCTTCTTCAATTTGCTCTTGGACTGGTTGTTCTGTGGTTGCTTCTTGTTTAGGCTCCCAGTCTGCCCAGTTATCTTCAGGAATGTTGTTGTCAGCAGTTGCAACATTACCTTCAGGGATTGGAGCCTCTTCAGGCACGGTGGTATTCATTTTATAATACTCACGCATAACATCTTCCCGTGACTTAACAATTGTTCCGTCTGGTTGAATTTCATCGCCTCTAGCGTTTACGTTCATATTTCCTAGTGCAGGTGTTAATTCATTATTTGTAAGCATTGCGCTAAAATCTACCATTTTGCCTTGTGAAGTTCTGTATTTCTTCTGTGCCATTTTAATCTCCTTAATATGCGTATATAATATTTATCGTAAAAAATCTGTGACGTCTAAATCATAGTACAGGCTATCAATCTTATGAACACCTATTAAGTATAGCACATAACTAGCTACACTGCTACCTCTTCCTACACCCCAGACAATGTTATTATCGCGCATTACCTGAACCATATAACGTAGAAATTTTAACAAATCTTCTAACCCTCTATCAACATACAATAATAGTTCTTGTCCTACACGTTGCTGTTGTTCATCATTTTCACACTGATCCAACAACCATTTGGCAATATCAAATTCAGCATATTCTGCAGGCATGTTCCATAGCTTTTGATTCTGCTTATGATACTCAGCAGGGGTACAATCAGGTGTACTTGCTAGTTTAAGTTCTGTATATCCTGCATACAGTAACTGGTTTGCACTATTAAACTGTTCTACGTCTTGCAAATCTAATTTAGCTAAATCTATACCTGGATTAATATACAATGCCTTCACTGCATCCTCCTGTGTATGAATTTGCCTATCAAATTCATCAAGCGATGTCTGTTCCGTCATCGTCATCCTTTGGTTTAGTTTTTTTGCTTCTAAATGTATCTAATTGTACAACATCTCCGGGGTGGGTGTCAAACGATAAGTCAAATTTTTCCCAACCAGCTACATTTAACTTCATTCCTTGTGGACTAAGATTAAAGTACTTAACTCTACTGTCATACCAATACTCTGCAAATGCTGGATCCTCTTCTGCAAATATATCACGCAGTGTTTCAGGATTTCCATCATCTAATCCGTGGCTGTGTTGTACTCCTCCCGCTTGATAACTTTCTAATGTTACATTTTGAACTATACATCTGCCTTCCACAATACCACTAAATTTTGTATACAAGCACATGGTTAAAATATGATCATAAGGTACATCAGGAGTTGTATGTACAACCCCAGTTAGGGGCAACTCATTCATAAAATTATTAATGTGTTCAGGACTTACGAATATACTGTTATCCAGTATACTTTGTATAAAAACTTGCACTCTGTCCACAGCCGTATTATAACTACTAAGCTCATCCGCAAATGCTGGATTGGGTTCCATGGTTACGGTAACGTCCCAGAAATTGGGAAGCACCAACATGTCGTCTAGTATAAGTGTAGCACCAAATTTTTCTTTAACTGTAATCATATGTCTATAATATCATCCCAACTGCTAGAGTCGCCATTGGCTTCTTTAGCTTGTTGCATGACCTTTTCCATTTTTTCTTTGTCTCTGCGGCTACGTTCAGCCTGAAGATCACTCATCATCATTTGCATTTGTGGAATCACGCTAGGGCTACTACGGTATGCAAAGTTAATTTTTTTTGCCAAGTCCTTGATACGGGTATCTAATACATTATCTTCAAGGGCCTGCAAGTTTCCAGTAAGTGGATGGTTCATACATCACCATCTACACGATTCTCGCTATAGTGTGCATCAAACTTGCCGCCAGGATAACGTGCTTCTAGTTTGTCAATATTCATTTGAATAATATCATTGGGATCTGCATTTAATGCAAAACATGCTTGCATCCAGTACCAGATGACATCACCTAGCTCACGCTTCATATGAAATAGTGTATCCTCATCCATAGGCTTGCCTTGGAACATACATTTCTTAATAATTTCGTTAAATTCGCCAGTTTCACTGGATAGCCCAATTCCTGCAGTTAGTAACCGTGGCATAATAGCATGTTTGGATAGTTCTCGCATGACAGGCTCAAGTGCAGAACTTTTCTTACTCTCTTCGCTAGTAACAGCATCTACAAATTCTGCGTACTTGTGTAAATCAATGTTAGTCATAAAAACTCCTGTTAGTATGTTTATATTATACTAACAAGAGTTATTAAAATCAATATGTTTTATTATATTTTAGTACTTTAATCTTCCATTCCAGGGAAGTCATTCATACGTCGGTAATCGTCTGCAAATGCCAAAAGCTCGTCATCACTGTGATCACGCATCATTTGATCAAATAAGTCTTCTTTGCTAACGCCCATGTCTATAAGTTCCATTACTGCATCTACTCCTGGGCCTTGTGTTGCTTCAGAGACTGTTGCTTCTTCTGCTTCTGTGGCATCATTTTGATCTAATTCATCTAGTACACTTCTAAAAAAATCTTGACCATACCTTTCTGGAGTCGTTGTTGTTTCAACTGCTTCTTCAACTGCTTCTTCAACTGCTTCTTCTACAGATTCTGTATTATTTCGTAGTCCCATTAAACTACTTGTTCCATACTCGCGGTTCTGATAACTTTCTACACCATCCTTTATTAATGATGCCGCATAATTCCAATCCTTTGAATCAGGAATAGTCTTTTTAACATATGCAACAAGGTCATCCATATAGTCGTCTGGTTGACCGGCTTCAGTCCACTGGTCAATAAAGCCCATTATAATTTCATAATTACTATCTTCGTTTACTTGTGGAAGAGGTTCATTCCGGGCGATTGCATCAATCTTTTCTTGTAGTTTTCTATATTGGTCATCCATAATCTATTCCTAATATGCGCTAACTGCGACTCTTTTCCATATGACAGTGCTGCCATCGTAAGATCCAGTACATACGTATACATAACCAGTATCAACTACCATTAATCCTGCCTTATCGCCGGATTGTCCGATATTTACTGGCGTTCTTTGTTCCATCATTGACCGGTTACGTGTTAAATCACTAATTGCGACAGTCGTACCCTGATCGTCTGTTGTAAATTCAAATATATATGTGCCAACTTCGTCAAAAGTAATAACTCTAGTATTGCTATTAATTCCCATCAAACTTGCAAGTCCAATAGATACTACACTTGGTAGCGTTAACGTATGGGCTACACTTTGAACATCAATTTCTAAACGGATACGGCCAAGTTTACCGCTTGCTGGGAAGCTACTAAATGCTAGTGAAACACTTCCGCTTGTGGTTGCTGTTACATAAGATCCTTCAGTGTAGTTAAGGGTAACTGTACCACTAGTTGTACCTTTACTAACACGAGTCTCACTCATGTCTCTTAGTTCAAAGTCTGTCATTAGTGCGCCAGCACCAGCATTAGAGAGACTGGTACCCGTTAGGGCACTTTTGAGTACTACTTTACTTTGTAGATCTTCAATTTCTGTTTTGGCATTGTTAAAGTTTGTCTTTGTATTTGTAAAATTGTCTCGGAACCCTTGTGAATCATTATCCTGTCCTGCAATAGGAAAGGTTCCATCTATATTGTTTGCATTGATATTGCTGGCCATTTAAAATATCTCCGTGGTACTTCAGTTATTTATCTTTGTATATTATCTCTGAAAGCATTTATTCTTGGGAATTTAATCCAAACATCATTTGTATCAAGTCCTGTGTGCGTGATTGTGTCTGCGTAAAAGCGGGTGTCATTACCATCAAACGTACAAGTAACACCTGCATTGCTTAGATCAACATCCTTAACATCAGTATATTCAGGTGCTCTTCCGCCTGTTGCATTACGTTCATAATAGTAAATTTTATTATCGAAAGTTACTTTTACCTGATCTCCGTTGTTAACTTCGCGAGTAAAGGTAAATGTAGTAATATTTTGTGCGTCCACACTGATAGTCCACACGCCTGCTTGTTTATTTTGTGTAGCATTTCCTGTTAACTTATCTACATATCCAGGAATTTCTTGCTCACCTGCATATCTTCCTGCGCCGCTATTTTCATAATCATAACCTACATTGTCGTATATGTCTAATACTTCATTCCAACCATCGTTATCATTGTCGAAGTCTACCATGCCTTCATGCTTTAACCAGATTACAGTTGAACCATTTAGCTGAGCTACATCTGTAAGTCCTGTGATCGCGCCACTTGCAACAACTTCACTTGCTAATTTCTTGTTTAAACTATCAAATGTAATATTGCCAGGCACACTATGATTTACTGTTGCTACTACGTTGCTAGCAATATCTGACAAATCAAATGTTGTTTCTGCTGTTGTACTATAACTCCGGTCTTGTTTGTCATAAAAGTTACTTAAATTATTATCAAGTACAAATCTATCTACTTCAAAACTAATATTCTTGAGATCAAATTCACTACGTTGTTTTAATCTGTATGCTGTGCGATCGCCTGTGCCTGGTTTCATATATACAATTGGTGCAGCAAGTGTCCAACCTAATACATTACCATCAGTCTGTTTGTCTTGCATCCAGTTAGGCAGTACAAATCGTTCAAGTACAGTACTACCAATTGATGTCTTCATTCTATTACGCATATTTTGAATAGCATTGGGATAGACTTCTATTTCATTGCCCTGATCTGCATGTTGATTGCCTGTACTCGTTTTGGGCCATCCACTATCAACTGTCATAGGTTTAATAAAGTTAAACATGGCAGTAATAGACTTTTGTAATTTTAGATTTATGGTGTTGCTGGCTGGCGCTTTGTTATTAGTGGTAGGATCAATGCCCATTGCGCTATCTATTAACTCCATATAAACGATATCGTACTTTGCAACGTTGTTTTCATCATAGGATGTTGCTACTTTGATGTCTCCAAACGTCAGTGTGTTGTTAAAATGGTTTTTAGCAGTTGCTTCAATATATTTGGTTGCTTCTTTGGGTGCTAATCCAGTAGCAATGAGTGCTCTAATGTCTTTTTGTAAACCAAAGTTAAAATCTGTAGGACGATATACATCTTGCGTAGGAATATCATCGCTATTGTTAATTAGACTGGTATATATATCCCGTTGTGCTTGTTTTGGAAGTGCACGTATATACAGGCTTTCATACGGATCCAATGTTTCTGGCAATACTTCCAAATTAAATGTATTATAAGTGTCAATTATACCGTCACTACTAAATGCTCTTACAGTGAATTTATAGGTTAGTTCAAACGTGGTAAAGTCTGCAAACTCTCCTTTATCAAACAGGTTTACGTCAAATGTTGTTTCGCCAGTGTCAAACATCAGATGCTCAAAATTTACACGACCCTGTATAAAACCGTCTGCCGTAACTCTTAGACCCTGAGGAATTTTACCCTCGCTGCCCGTCCCTGCAAGTGTACCACTTCTTAGTTCGTATTGTACTGCTGCGCCACTTCTAATAGTTGCACGTATATCAAGTTCACTAATATCTCCGGTCCTAATAGTGCCAAGATCGGAGGCAGGCCAAGTTATATTTTTATCAATGTCTCCTTCAATTGTGAGGGTGAAGTAAACAAACTCGCTTCGTATAGTTGGCTTGTCTTTTTTATAAACTTGCACCGCAAACTCATAGTTTTGAGTAGTTGTGTTTATGATTGGAATATAACCAGTAAGCCAGCCGGTTTCACTATCCAGAACAAGTCCAGGTGGCAGCTCTTGTGTCCCCCTGTCAAACAAGTCCTCATCATAATTTGATCCAGTTGCATCAAAGCCAATTGCGGCACCAACACTTATACTATATTCAATCGGATCTCCGTCAGGATCGTATCCTGTAAACTGAGTTGCAAAGAAATTGTCATGGGTAATAGTTCCAAAATCTGCAGGCTGGGTAAGTAAAGACGGTAGTCTTTCAATACTCGAACTAGCATCAACAAGAAAGTTAATTGTGTTTTCAAGTGCTGTGTCTTTAAAGCTATCAGCAGTTATTTCATCTGTGTCTGCTGTTGCTGAATTTCTGCTAGCAACAAATAATCTGTAGTTTTTAAGATCAATATCTTTACCATCTGAAGCTTCTACGACCCATTCATAGAGCTTGCTTTCAGCAACTGTACTAAAGTCAAAGGATCCAATATCATAATTATTAATATCAAATCCTGATGTACCTGTAAGTGTTGGAGTTGGTGAAATATATCCGCTAATAAGTCCAGTGGTGCTTATCGTTAATCCTGCAGGTAATTTTCCGCTCTGCAGTCTCCAGGTTACTACATCTCCTGGGTCCGGGTCAAATGCTGTAAGTTGCTGTTCAAAATAGTCACCATCCCAGGATGCACCAAGATCAGTCGGGGGCGAAGAATCTATAGTAGGAGCATCATTGCCAGTAACCGTTAGTTCAAATACTCTGTCTGCTACAGAACTTTCTACTGTATTTGTTGCACGTACAACAAATCTACTTGTTACGTTAAATGCAACTTCAACAGGCACGCCTTGTATGTAATCTTTTGCATCAGGGTAGCCTTCGCACCTACCAAACGGCGTAATACGAATACCGTTGGGCAATTTGCCGCTAATCCATTCATAATGATCAGCGTTTCCTGCGTTTAACTGTACTTGATAGAACTCTTGCTCTACAATAGTACCCAAATTACCGGGCGGTGTTATCCAAATAGGCGCGGTCATAGCGGCTCCTCTACTTGTGAGTATTTATCGCTATTACCAGGTTGCGTGTGCTGCCCGTTTCCATATTGCAGTACTACCGTCATGATCTGCTAGACACTGATACTGGTAATCGGTATCAAATGCTTGATCGCCTCTTTTATCACCAGCGGCGCCCACTGCACTAGCGGGGGTATACGCTCTGGGAGCAATAGCATAGTAATTACCAGTACCATCCATTGTAAACGCACGATTAGTAGTACCACTATATTTGAATGAATAAATGTGTGCTCTGTCAGCATTAGCAGCAGGAGTTGCTGATTGTGCATCCAGACTCAAATGGTCTTGAATTACAACATTTCCTATACCAGAACTTCCTAGTCTAAGCTCTTCATTTGTATTAATAGACTGTATTAAATTATCAGTAATAGTAATTCTGCCATTAGTAATGTCGCCGCTAAAAGTTGCATTACCTGTTACCCCTAATGTACTGCTTAGTGTGGTTGCTCCAGTAACGTTTAATGTTTCATCTACATCTAAGCTAGACCTAACAACTATTCTACCTGTGCCACTTGCATCTAGCACAAGGTCAGCATTACTAACTATAGTGGTAATATTATTATTATTAATCTGTAATGCACTATCAATGATAATTTTACTAACGTTTAAACCTGCAAGACCTGGAACCGTACGCCCTAGTCTTGTTAAAAATGTATCCCAGGTATCATTATTTGTTATAGTTATGCTCTGAACTCCAACTGAAGTTCCAATACTATTTGTGCCTAGTACTTGTATTGTTTCACCTAGTCTAGCTTCAATTGCTGTACTATCGTCTCCAGCTAAAGTAATAGGCTGATTTGTTGCTGTATCAACATAATCTTTTGTAGTTGCATGATCACCTAGTGTTGGATTAGCTAGATTATCTATAACAGCGTTTTTCACATCAATAATACCACTGCCTGGCTGGAGTTCAATATTACTGCTACTAGTAATATTATTTGCATCAATTGTTAAGTCGTTAACAATCAAATGTTCCATTGTGGTAGTTGTTCCACTATGGGTAAATCCACTATAGCTAGTTACGGCTCCGCCTACGCCTGCAAATAATACTTCGTTTGCAGATCTATTACTAATAGTAATATCACTAACAACCACTCTGCCAGTACCAAGGGTGTCTAGTGTAACATTTTCATTAGTTGTGGTGTTTGAAATACTATTACCACTAAAAGATAAGTTGCCAATAGCAAAACTTGTGGCGCCAGTTATACTACTTGTGTTAACTGTATCGGCGTATACGGTTCTCCACTTTTTACTAATGGTACCAATATCGAATGTAATATCAGCATTGGGAACTAGATTACTTGTTAGATCAGCATTAATTGTAATACTATCTGAGTCACCATCCCCAACGGTAATATTGCCACCTAAGGTGATATTACCTGAGAAATCACCATCTTTGGCGTATACACTAGCCCAGCGTAACGTACTACTTCCTAAGTTGTTTGTTTCGTTACTACTTGGAACAACACTACTGTCAACTCGGGACGTAATTGTAACTGTATCGCTACTACTGTCTCCGATATCAACACTGCCATTTAGTGTGGTTGTTCCTCCAATAGTAACTGCACCAGACATTGTTGCGCTTGTACCAGATAGTGCACTGCTTAGTGTTGTAGCACCTGTAACAGCAAGAGTTTCACCAATACTAACTGTATCTAACGTTGTATTACCATCTACATCAAGTGTGCCAGTTAAGGAAGTATTGCCTGTAACAGAAAGTGTTTCACTTACACTAACGGGTCCTGCAAGTATAATCTGTCCGCCAACTGTTACATCAACCGTGACGCTGGAACCTGCGGTGTCTGTACCGATAGTTGTTCCGGAAAAATTTAAACCTGAGAGACTAGTGCCGCCAAGCTCAGTATACACCTCATCAAAGTTTTGGTTAATCTTATTGAACGCATCTCTTAGTACATCACCCGTGCCATCATCCTGGTTGGTACCAATGTTAACAGTTTGTTTAGCCATTAGTTACCTCCTTAAGATACTGCAAATGCTGGTATTACGTATTCTGTGCCGTTTACTTTAATCTTAATATATTTTGTTGGCGATGCTGGCACTGCTGACGCACCGCCTGCACTACCAACTGTTGTCTGTTCTGGGACACGCAAGTTAACTGTGGCTGTACCTGCTGGATCAAGGTCAATGTCACTATTAGATAATTGTGTAAATAATTTATTGCCATTCAGTGAAATATTGCTGTCCACTACTAACAACCCTGCTGCTAAGGTGGTAGTCACAGTCGCATTGGTGAACGTCGCCGTGCCGCCTACTGAAAGGGCCTGGCCGCCTGTGTTAATTGTATCAACGTTTAAGTCGCCAGTAATATCTATGCCTGCTGTAACAGTTGACATCTTAGCACTGTTATCATAATAGAGTGTTACTGCGCCGTTATCTACAAATGTTGCCATTGTTTCAGCACCATCTGCGCCACCCAGGATGTCAATTTGACTGCCCTGAATCTTTAGGTTACCTGTGCCTTCGTCTGAAATATAGCTGTGGCTACCATCGTGGTAAATTTTAAAGTCATCTCCGTCACCCATTTGGTGTTTGAAACTATCACCCATTGTGGTGTCACTCAAGAACTGTACTTCACCAGTGCCATTTGGATCTAGTTGGATATTACCGTTTGTATTTTCACTGATAATTTTTTGTCCGCTAATAGCAATATTTTGTCCACTGCCTGCACCTGAAACTGCATATAGCTCTCCAAAGTTATCATTTACTTTATCGAAGGCAGTACGGAGCGGATCACCTGATCCGTCATTGGCACTACTACCGATATTAATTGTTTGCTTGGCCATTATGTGTCCTTTCACATTATATAGTATTTATTTTAGTTATCAACGAAGCCGCATGCTAAATATATTTATGTTAGTAGAAACCTACACAGGAATTAGCACACATACTCGCACTCGTAATGGCAAACCTGAAAATGTAAGAACTCTAGCAACATATTATAGACTGGAATGTGATAGTTGTAATAACCAATTTACTAGACAAAGCAAGCAATTCAAGCATAAAAGTCAAACGCATTATTGCACAGACTGCTATACCAAGAGTAGAGCTCAGTTAAAAAGTGCAGAACAACGGAAAGTGAACAACTATGTGGATAAGTTCGACGCTAGTAGCGGCAAGCCTTTGGGCACTTTTAAGCTATAACTCTCAGGCCCTGGGATCATCGTTTTCTCAAACTGTAGAAAAAACAAGTGATAGTGTTTGTTTAATTACCTTTAAAACTCCCAGTAGTAATACTACAGTAATTGATAGCGAAGGTCAACGTAAAGAAGACTTCGAAACCAATCCTTTTGATCAGTATTTAAAGCAACAGCAACAGCAAGACCCTGACTCGGGCAGTGGTACATGCTTTATTATTGATATGAATGATAAAAAGTATATTGCAACTAATGAACATGTAGCATTAGATAACGATAGAAAATATAAAATTACATTTAAAGGAAATATCAAACATCATAATGCAAAGTTAATTGCAAATGATAAACTTAGTGATCTCGCAATATTAGAAATGTTAACTACACAAGGCCAACAATTAATAGATAATAATCCGGCTATTACTTGGGGCGATAGCGATACGTTACGTAGTGGTGATGATGTGTATGCTATTGGTCATCCCATGGGAATGATCTGGAGTGTAACCAAAGGAATCGTTAGTTTTAATGGTAGACGACTACAGAATACCTGGCAGTCAGTTATACAGAGTGACGTTAGTATAAACGTAGGCAATAGCGGCGGGCCGCTATTTAACAGTAATGGTGAAGTTGTAGGTGTGAATAGTTTTATATTCTCACCAATCGGAAGTGCTGGTAGTATTGGTATTAACTTTAGTGTAAGTGGCAATCAGGCCCAGTATATATTTGGACATCTTATTGAGTTTGGAAAAGTAAAAAGAAGTAAATTAGGACTTACATATGAACTTGATAAGGACGAAGGACATATAAAAGTTGTTGGCTTAGATGTTGATGGTCCAGCGGATAGTGCTGGAATTAAGAATGGTGACATATTGTTAAAAATAGGATCTAACAATATTACATCTCAACAAAGCATTGGTAAGGCAATGGACAGGGTTTTACCTAATTCTAAACTTGAATTAGTTGTAGAGCGTGGTAACTTAATACTGGTAAAAGAATTATTAACGGTTGAATTGGAAACTAATTAAGTAATTGTAGTAGTAGGTATACAATTATATCCAATTTATAAATTGAAACTTTCACCGCAACCACAACTACTCTTTGCTGTTGGGTTACGAACTGCTAGGAAACTTCCTCCTAGTTCTGTAACATAGTCTACTTCACTACCTAGCACATACATTTCTGCTAGTGGATCTAGTACTAGTACATCTTCAATAGGCTCGCTCCAGGTATACTCGCTATCATCCTCGTATAGTCCCCACACATACTGAAAACCACTACACCCGCCGCCTTTAACACTGAGTGTTACTAAGCCGCCACTGGCTACGCTAGTTAGATATTCTTTGGCTTTTGGTGTTACTGATAACATACTTACATTCTCCTTTGCAATCACACTCAGGTATCCATTCAGAATCGTGAATTACCTCTCCTTCACAATGTTCCATGCCATAAATTCTGCCGTTTTTACATGTCATAATGATATTCGTTTGTGTCATTATTTATGCCTATATGTTATGCGTCCTTGTGTTACGTCATATGGACTAATTTCTACAGTCACAATATCTCCTACAAGAATATTAATCTTATTTAATCTCATCTTGCCACTAATGTGTGCAACTATTTGGTTAGTTTGTTCACCATCTTCGGTTTCAATTTGTACTGAAAACTTACCACCTGGGTAAACATCCAAAACTTCGCCTTGAAATTCTACGTAATCTGTTTTTGACATTCTATATATTTATATGGGAGGGAAAGTAGTAAGGGGGCAATGAATGCCCCCTTACTTGTAAAATAACCGAACCTAGGCAGACGCTAGTGCTCGATAACCAGCCGCGATAACTGCACGGGATGGTGTACCAATACGATACTTGCTGTATGTGGTCTTTACTCCCTCAAACACGGAAGACCGCTTATTGAGGTAGATTGGAAAGCCCTTCATACGAAGTGCTGACACAGTTGCGCGGACATTGCCCACGTTATAACGAGAGCGGATCTGCTTTGCTGTGAGTTCTTCACCGTTCTGTAGAGCTGCAAGAACCTTTTCTTGCTTTGTGGCTGTAGTTTTCATTGATAATTCTCCTTATCGAGTTACAGTCGTTTATTAGACACCACGTCTAATTAGTTGATTAACTATTATATGATAACATAATCTACATAAAAGTCAACCTATTCTTATATAAAATGGCGGACAGGGTGGGATTCGAACCCACGGAACCCTATTAAGGTTCGCACATTTAGCAAACGTGTACTTTCGGCCACTCAGTCACCTGTCCGGATTCTGTTAATGAGCAATCATTGCCCTGTAATCTAGAGGACCTATTCGACTGTCATCCGAACGATCACGTAACCAAACTTCCATTGAAGTAAGGTCTTCATCGTCCCATTCACAGTAAACATCATAATCATCTAGCTGGTTGTGTTGTTGGAGTTTTTGCTCCATTTGTTCAATTAACGCAGAGGCAAATTCTGCCCCTGCGTCAACAGCACTAGTTTCTTCCAAAGTTGGCCCTTTATTAATTGGCATTGTTATAGCTAGTCATTTGTTCCTTTAGAACTGCTCGAGCAGTTTTTTTGTCCGTCTTTGCGTTACGGACCACAAAGCTCACTGCCTTGTCCCAATCCAACTGCAATCCAAAAACTGCTTCGTTCGCTGCGTATTCTAGTTCTGACATAATCTTAATCCTTCTTAGTAGTTAAGTTTCAACAACAATACTATTGTAGCATACTGAGCTAAGACGTCAACCTAATCCTGGAGCAAAAATTGCAAATATATTCAATTAATTAACTCTTACCTGAATATATGCGTTCTGGGGTTTATGTTGCATCTGAATTTTGTACAACTGGCCGTGCATACGATAGTAAACCCAGTAACTGGGAGAGTGCTCAGGCGTACCTTGGTAAACCTTGCGGCAGTTATGTGTGTTTTCGTACACATATTGTTTCTTTGGATAAAGGAACCTTGTAAGGAAATGTCTGTTATCAGTTGGATTAACAATTTGTTGTTCGTATCCGCACTTGATAGTATAATAACCGTTATTCATTTGAACTTGGTTACCATATACATTCTCAATACGTACGATAGGAACACTTGCGTATTCAGGATCACGAAGATTTTGGTCTCTGGGTACCTGAATAGGAACTCTACTACTGCCCACGGGATTAAAGGCTCCCGCAGGCGTAGAGATTAGTAATAGTGCTAACGCACTAGTGGTAAGTAGTAACTTCTTGACTATGATCCGTTGCATGGTGTGATCCTTGCTCCGTGTTAAACATTTTAATAATTGCGACTAAAGATGCCGGGGTGTCGTCTTCTGTGTACCCTTTAGGAATGAATAATCCTTGTAGATCCCCTGTATCACTGAATATAAGAGCCCAGTTAGCCTCCGCATCTATTAACTGATCTAGTTCCCCAGATTCAGTTGTCCTCTCCTCGTCAAATTCACGAGAGAGCCTAGATTTGGCGGCCAATTAACTTTCACAGAGTTTACCAGTGACAACATCACTAACCGACCCATCCTTTGCTAATTGTTGAAAGTAAAAATAGTCTCCAACTTTAAGATCACCGATTGCGTTAAATGCATAAGATCCTTTTACTGGAGTTTCTGTAACCTGATGGCATCCTACCCAAGCATATTCTGCAATCCCATTATTATTGGCTGCAATATGTCCTGGTGAGCATGCACTAGTTGCTAAGAGAGCAATTATGGCTGTTGTAGCTAAGTATGTTCTTCTCATTGTACTTCTCCTGTGAATGTAAATAAACTATAATTCTTTATTATGTTAATTGTAACACATATATACAACTTGTATACCGGGTCGGATAATGCTATCTCCTTATGGTACTAGCTTGGCCTCCGTTCCATCAGAAGGTGGTATATTATATAGATTATCTAGTACCTCCTGCGTTACACAATAGACATTGCGTATTCCTTGCGTAGGAAATTGTTGGTTCATTAGCGTAGTAATAGTAGGTTGATTAAATCCAACAAA